CTTGACAACCTGCCAACCCCTATCATAATTGCGCTACAAGTTAAAAATTAACAAGGAGCGCAACTATGACGGTGTTTGGATATGTGAGGGTGAGCACTACGGAGCAGGTGGACAACACCAGCATGCAGGAGCAGAAGCGGCAGATTGAGGGCAATGCCCTGACGCACAACCTGGTGATCGACCAGTTCATTGAGGATGGTGGCGTGAGTGGCGCTGACCCTTTCTTTGCACGGCTGGAGGCCAACGGCATCACCCTCATGGAAGGCGACACTGTGATTGTGGCCAAGCTGGATCGGTTCAGCCGTGATTTGCTGGATGCCTTGCAGTCTATAAAAAAATGCAAAGAGTTAAAAATAAAGCTCATCATCAACGGCCACGGCGATGTCACCGACAGCAGCAACATCTACGCGCAGTTGATGCTGGAGATCTTGTGCAGCTTTGCAGGCCATGAGCGCAGAGTGCTCAAGGAGAGGCAGAAGCAGGGCCAAGCCGCCAAGCGCAAGGCTGGTGGCCATCTGGGGGGTAGCGCTAAGTTCGGGTATGCCATCCAAGGCACTGGTCAAGCTGCCACGCTGGTGGCCAAGCCAGAGGAGCAGGCGGCACTGGCGTATGCGAAAGAGATGCGTGCGACAGGAATTTCGTTTAGGGCAATATCAAATATCTTAAAAACCAGCCACGGGGTAGTTGTCTCGCATGAGGCAATCCGCAGGGCATTACAGGAAGAAGCAGCATGAAGTTGATGCATGAACATGTGACAGGACTATGCCGCCAGCCGCTGGAGTGCTGGTACGAGTGGGAGCCAGCAGAGCCTGAAGTTAAAGAGGCCGGCGTGGTAATTGAGCCGGCTATCCCTGAACAGGTGATATTAATTGAAGTGTGGGTAAATGGCGCGGATATATTCGAGTTAATCAGTGATGACATGAAGGAAGTAATTGAGATTGCGATTAAAGAGGATAGATATAAATGACGCATGGCGGCAAAAGAAAAGGCGCTGGAAGACCGAGAATTAATATATCTATCGCCAGAGTATTAAAGTTATTCGAGCAGGGATTAACTAGAACAGAGATAGCCAAGAGATTTGAAGTTAGTGATATGACAATTGGTCGAATTATTAAAAGGGAGAAACGATGATTAAATATATGTGGACTGAGTTGCGGTTGATGCTCAAAACTGTGACGCCAGCGCAGGCCGTGGCGCATGAGTTGCAACACGCAGAACACGAGTTGCTGGCGGCTGAATCTGGGGTCGAATATGCCTCCGCACTGGTGGCGTATAACAAGAACAGGGTCAAGCGTCTGAAGGCGTATCTTGGCAAGACTGAGGAGGCGGCATGAATACAGAAATACCGACAGCATTCCCTTGGACGCATGAAGGCATAACTTGCACAGGCATGGCCCTGCGCGACTACTTTGCGGCATCTTTTGTCACCTCTGGGCATGTGTTTAAAGCGCTGTCTTCAGGCAGCACGCCGGATGAGGTGGCCGCGCAAGCATACGCATTGGCTGACGCCATGCTGAAAGCGAGGCAAGCGTGAAAACAGTATGCGACACGGGCAGCACGCTCTGCCCACACAAGCCGCAATGCGCCCACCTCTGCCACTTCACCGATGCGGGGCTGGAGGAGTTGGAAACCCGCAAGGTCAAGCCGTATCCGGCAGTGCCTGATGACATTGAGCCAGTGCCGGAAACATGGCAGGTGATCGGCAGTGTTGTCGTTGGCTTTGTGTTGGTGGCCTTGGTGGTGATAGCGGCGCTGTTTTTCTTTACCGGCCTTTGGGTTTGGAGTTTGCTGATATGAATAACGAAATTGTTTACCGGCGAGGCGACAACACTGGTGTTGTTCGCGGAGGGATTGAAAATAATTTGTTGCTTTGCACAGTGGAAGACACGGGCAATGGCTTCATCGCCTACTTCCCATCCAACAGGGCAACACATCAGGACTACATTTTGTGCATGGACTACTCGCAAGCGCGTGAGTTGGTCTTGGGCTTGAGCATGTTCAAGAAAGAACTGGGGTTTGAAGAATGAAAATACAAGATATTTTTACAGCCGATGAGCTTGCGCTGATTGACAGCGGCAACTACAAGCCGGGTCGAGCCGTGTTAGATGCAAAGCTTGATTTGGCTATGGCTATTGAACGTGAAGCGTGTGCGAAGGTGTGTGATGCTTGGCAAGAATGGGGTACAGATGGTGCGCTACTTGCCAAGGCCATCCGAGCAAGGGGGGACACATGAACGAACGAGACCGAGAATTTGCCCGACAGGCATGGACGGAGAACGACTGGGACGGGCATGTAGACATACCCAAGCTCATTCAACTTGTCCGCGCTGATGAGCGTGAGGAGTGTGCGAAGGTGGCAGAGCGATTTGAGCCTGACGAAAAGACCAGCTATGTGACCTACGCTTCTACCGCCATCCGAGCAAGGGGGAACACATGACCGACCAAAAGAAACTTATAGACGGCTTGGTGGAAGACCTGCTTAGGGTGATTCACGAATACGATGATTCTCTGTACATGGCGACTGTGATTGGCTGCTTGGAGTTTGTTAAACAGCAGCTTATTGACGAAGCAAATGAGGACGAGCATGACTAAAGACGAAGGACTGAAGCTGGCGCTTGAGGCGTTGGAGGGGGTTTTAGATAATTCTCCAAAAGTGCTGGATGCGTCTATTTCGGGCGGCTTGTATGAGGTGGTTCAATGCCGAGATGCCATCACCGCCATCAAAGAAGCCTTGGACGAGTGTGATGAAGATGAACTCATCATTCGATACCACGAAATGACAATCAAAAGGCTGGAAAAACGCATTGAAGAATTGACGGTACAGCCAACATCGGGAGACTATGCGTTGGGCTATGCAGAAGGGTTCAATGATGCCTGTAAGCCAAAGCCAGCAAAAGAGGCTGTGGCGTGGGAGCAGTTTCATGAGCACATGGCTGGCTCGTTTTATACACATCCACCACAGCGCACATGGGTAGGGCTGACAGATGAGGAGATTGCAGATTGCGCTGAAAAAATGGAAGCATCAGACCCGACCGATAGTTTTTGGCGTGAATTTTTTAGAGGCATTGAAGCCAAACTCAAGGAGAAGAACACATGACCAAAGAAGAAGCACTAAAGATGTGCCTTGAGTACATTGAAACAAATGCACATGAGCGTAGGCATGTTCGATGGGCGATTAAAGATGCTTTGGCAGAGCTAAAGCAAGAGCCTGTGGCGCGGGTGATTGATAACGGAACGCCGGAAGGTGCAACAGAGTGGATTCCGTTTACCAACAGAGTTGAGCCATTAAAGACAGGTGATCTTCTTTACACCCATGCAGAGGAGCGCAACTTCTGCCCAAGATGCGGCAAGCGCACTGCTGACCCAGCCACGATTCACACATGCACGCCACCACAGATCGACCCCAACAAATGGGCCTTTGACAATGGGTTAGAGTCAACATAATGAAGAACAATGTCTTTGCCCAGTGGGTTGAGCGATACCACAACGACCCCGTGCTCTTTGTCAAGGAGGTGCTGGGTGTAGACCCTGACCCGTGGCAAGAGAAGTTCTTGAGGGCGATTGCCCGTGGGGATCGAAAAATATCGGTCAGGTCTGGCCACGGGGTGGGCAAGTCCACGGCAAGCTCATGGGCGATGCTCTGGTACTTTATGACCCGCAGCCCTGTCAAGGTGGTGGTGACTGCGCCGACCAGCAGCCAGCTTTATGACGCCATGTTTGCGGAGTTGAAGCGCTGGATCAACGCGATGCCTGCGCCATTGCAGACACTGCTGACTGTCAAGCAGGAGAGGATTGAGTTCAACGCTGCACCGACAGAGATGTTTATTTCGGCCAGGACAAGTCGGGCCGAGCAGCCCGAGGCTTTGCAGGGCATTCACTCTGAGTATGTGATGCTGGTGGCCGATGAGGCCAGCGGCGTGCCGGAGCAGGTGTTTGAGGCGGCGGCTGGATCGATGTCTGGCCACAACGCTGTGACGCTGCTGCTGGGCAATCCGGTGAGAAGCAGCGGGTTCTTCTACGACACGCACACAAGGCTGGCCGGCGAGTGGACAACCTTTCAGGTGGCGTGCAGCGACTCGCCACGGGTGTCTCAGGAGTACATCAACGAGATGGCCATGCGCTACGGCGAGGACAGCAATGTCTACCGGATCAGGGTGATCGGTGAATTCCCACGGGGTGATGACGATACTGTCATTCCGATGGATCTTTTAGAAAGTGCGCTGCACAGGGATGTGGCGGCCAGCACATCAGCGCCGATGGTTTGGGGGCTGGATGTGGCGCGGTTTGGATCGGACAGGTCGGCGCTGTGCAAGCGGCAGGGCAATGTGGTGACCGAGAGCATCCGCACTTGGAAGAATCTGGATCTGATGCAGTTGACGGGGGCGGTGGTGGCCGAGTATCAGGTGCTGGCCCCGAGTGAGCAGCCCAAAGAAATTCTGGTGGACAGCATCGGTCTGGGGGCTGGGGTGGTGGATCGGCTGCGGGAATTGGGTCTGCCGGCGCGGGGGATCAATGTCTCAGAAAGCCCAGCGATGGGCGGGACATACCGCAACCTGAAGGCCGAGCTTTGGTACAAGGCCAAGGCGTGGCTGGAGGCGCGGGACTGCAAACTGGCCAAGGATGAGGTGCTGATCAGCGAGTTGGCCACGGTGCGCTACACCTTCACATCAAATGGCAAAATTGCCATCGAGGGCAAGGATGAGATCAAAAAGCGGGGTCTGCCGAGTCCGGACAAGGCCGATGCCTTTGTTTTGACCTTTGCAAGTGACGCGATCACGGGGATGTACGGCAGTTCAGCCAGCAGCAAGTGGAGTCAACCCTTACGCCGGAACTTGGTGCGGGTTGCATAATTGGGCATTTCTTAACTTCAGGAGCAAGCCATGCAGAAAACAAAAACGGAGAAAAAAATCTCCAAGGTCTATAAAGAGTTTCAAGCTGGAAAGCTGCACAGCGGCAAAGGTGGCCCAGTCGTGAAAAGCAAAGCCCAAGGATTGGCCATTGCTTTGAGTTCTGCTGGTGTTAAACAGAAACCCAAGAAGGGAATGAAATAATGGCTACGCTACAGCGCACCATGAGCCAAGTCATGGACAAGGAAGAGGGCGAGGACATGAGCGCAGGCGAGAACTGCCCGATGCCCACGCAAGACATCACGCTCAACCTGAAGAATCGAGCCAAGGCGATCACCACAGCGGCCTACGGCCCTGAGAATCCCAAGCTGCCAAATGAGGCTTTCTGGAAGCGCGTGGCTGATGAGTGGGATGTCTCTACGGAAGACGCAAAGAAAAGCCTGTGCGGTAACTGCGCGGCATTCAATGTTTCTGACGAGATTAAGAAATGCATTGCCGAGGGCATCGGCATGGAGGCCGACCCGTGGGGTGTGGTTAAGTTGGCTGACTTAGGTTATTGCGAAATATTTGATTTCAAATGTTCGGCGACAAGGTCGTGCCGCGCATGGGTAGTGGGCGGCCCGAACACGGGCGAGCAAGAGGGTGAAGAATCTGAAGACTACGAAGCAGGAGAAGAGGAATGAAGCAAGGTTTGTACTCCAACATTGCAGCAAAACGCGAGCGCATTAAGGCTGGATCTAAAGAGAAGATGCGCAAGCCTGGTGCTAAAGGCGCACCAAGCGCTGCCGACTTCAAGGCTGCGGCCAAAACCGCCAAGCCAGTAAAGAAGAAATGAAGACCCCAGCTTGGCAGCGCAAGGAGGGCAAAAGCCCATCCGGTGGTTTAAATGCCAAGGGCCGCGCCAGCGCGAAGGCCGAGGGCATGAACTTGAAAGCACCCGTCAAGGCCGGCGACAACCCGAGACGGGCAAGTTTCTTGGCAAGGATGGGCAACATGCCTGGGCCTGAGATGAAGGGTGGCGAGCCGACTCGGCTGCTGCTGAGTCTGAAGGCGTGGGGCGCAAGCTCCAAGGCTGATGCCAAAAGTAAGGCGGCGGCGATCAGCGCCAGAAACAAGGCCAAGAAATGATCTGTCCCATTGTCATTGCCACAGTCAGGGGGCATGGTCTGGCGGTGCTGCTGGAGTCGATCAAGCAATACGCGCCAGAGTGTCCGGTCTACCTGCGGGGGCCAGAGTCAGTGCTTGAGAACTTTGAGGCTGACCACAAGATCTACGGCCAGCCAAGAAACTTTGGCGATGACTACAACGAGGTGATTGAAGCTGCACTCAAGGATTGGTCATCTTGCATCGTGGCCAACGATGACATCGTGCTGACGCCGACCAGCGTAAAGGTGCTGATGGAGGATGTGGCGATCATCAAGACCATGCACAGCGTCAAAGCCGGATGGGTGGCGTCAAGGACTGATGCCGCACGGGCTTGTCAAAATGTGAGGATTACTGAGAAACCGGAGAGGCTGAACTTTTTCAAGTTTCCGTCTGAGGCCCACATCAAGATGGTGGAAGAGATCAGCCCGATCTTTGCGTGGCTCTCAAGCGATGCATTTGAGGAAGCAAAGTTTCCCCCTCTGAATTGGTACTCAGATGATGTGCATTGTAGGGATCTGATCGAAAAAGGCTACTCGCATTTTGTGTCGGCCAGCTATGTCCACCACATCGGCAGCAACACAATTGGCTTTGATGCCAACAAACTGCACAACGATGCGCTGCCGTGGGTCAAAGAAAATCGTCCAACTTACGCAAAGGCATGGTTTGATTCTTAATTTAGGCTCTGGAAAAGATTGGCGTGAAGATTGTTTGAATGCAGATATTCAGGCAAGGGTCAAGCCGGATTGGCTGCTGGACATTACAAAAGTCAATTGGGGTGAGGTACTCAAGACCCGCAAGGGGTTACTGACAATTGAGCGCAGCATGTTTGATGTGATCTTGGCCAATGACATTTTGGAGCATTTGCCAGATCTGGTTACTGCCATGACCAATTGCAAGGAATTGCTGAAGGTGGGCGGGGAGATGCGGATTCATGTGCCATACGAGTTGAGCCTTGGCGCGTGGCAAGATCCGACCCATGTCAGGGCATT